AACTACCCAACCAAGTATCAGTATCATATAATTCTATACCAACACCTAATCTCATAGCACATCTTTTAATGGCGTCTGATAAAGCCTCTTTGGCTCTTTGTCCGTTATTATGTACTTTGTTTGCGTCTGCGTGAAAAAATGGCTTATCACACATACCAACTTCTTGTCTGCGAATATATTTTCCGTCTACAGTTCCAGACATTTTAACTTCTACACCAGTAACAAATCTTCTTCTAATTCCATTTATATCTTCTACTGTATCGTAAATATATCTACCAATTTCCATATCTAAGTCTGGTATTAATGCAATTAATTTTTGTGTAACTTGTGTATGTTCAACATAGTCTATGTTTCCAAAGCCTTTATTTAAACTTTTAACTAGACTTTTATTCCAAGGCTTACTTAATTGTATTTGTGTTGTTCTTTTCTTCATTATTTTTTCTCCTGTTATCAACTATTCCTACTGTATCTAGGAAATCAATTATTGTGTCCTTATCCCACAATGGACAAGCTTTTAATACTACATCTGGTGCTGGTAATTTGCCGTGATAATGCAAACTAGCTACTTTTGTTCTAGGTAGTTGCATAATTTCAGCTATTTCAGCTACAGATACTGGATTAATTTTCATTTTCTTCCTTTCCCCTATAAACAATGGTGTCGGCTAGCTAAGAAATGGAGGTCCTAGCCAACCGACACCAAATGTTTCAACTGGGCTGTAAAATTATTATATACTATGTCTGTTACAATATTAAATTTTAGATTAATAAATATTCCTATAAAATCTGCGTAGTAGCTTTATTCTAAGCGTTTTATATTTTACAGATTAATATACCTAAACTATCAGCAGTATTGCAGAATTATACGCTAACTAAACGCTACTTATTCCATTTGATAGCCAAAGTTTTTTAAAACCTCAACACAAAAATTTTCTAAATCTTTAATTTCCAAGCTAATTATTCCAGTATTACTGCCGTCTGGCATAGAAATATGACAAAATGGTTTTGACATTCCACCATAAGCTATATGTGCTTTATCAGACTGTAATTTTCCTCTATTAAAAACTGTAACCAAAGGTTGAACTTGTTTCCCAGACTTTACTTCTACACGCAAACCTGTACTCCAATTTTCTTCGTGTGCGTCTGCACCGTGAAATCTATTGCTAGGTATTTTAAGTAGTTTTCTAGCTTGATTTTGTTTCCTGCGTCCTTTATTTCTATTTCTTCTAGCTATACAAGTTTTGCATTTACAACTATTCTTTTTTTCATTGGTATTAGGACATAAGCCTATAGAATTTTTTTGTGAATTAGATTGTCCAAAACCTTTTAAACCTTTTTCAGCACCTTTTCTTCTTTTCCAATCTGAAAAAGTTTCATCTGGTTGTATATCAAAATCATTTGTCATTGTGCTTTTCTATTAATTTTTTAAGTTTATCACTTTTAACTTTATCAACTTCCTTAATTTTTAAAGTAATATTTTCGCTTTCAAGATTATCCCAGTCTATATCCTTACGCCTAATAAGTGGAATATCAAACTGTAAAGAATTATTTTTTATATGGTGTTGTGCTCTACCAAATTTTCTTTTAGTTTCTACTACATAAGGCCAAACTCTTTCTAAGTCTTTTGACATTTGTAATCTACCATTTTCTTTGTAAAGCTCTGTCATATTGCCACCTTTCATAGATAAAGTAGCATTTTTGTCTATGGTAAAAACATTAAATAAAACAGTACACCAATTTTTAGACCAAGCTTGTAAACATAAATCTGTATCTTCGTTATACCTACCACGCCACCTAAAGTCTAAATCATTACGAATACATAAATTGCTATAAACTCTATTGTTCAAATAAAAAGGCTTTTTGTGTCCTTTTGTAATAAAAAAAGTATATTGCATTCCACTTATAGCTATATTTTCATATCTATCTGTAAATTTTTCTACTTCAGAAATTGCTACATTAGGGTCGCACTCTACTTTTCTTCCGTTCCAAATGTATCTAGTTTTTCTAATATTGTCATCAAAAATCCAATGTCGTTCTGCACCAGTTTTAATTCCTAGTTCCCAGACAAAGTTTCTAGCTGGAATACTACCTAGTCCTAAATTGCTAAATGGTGTTTGTACTAATATTTTTTCATCATACTTTTGTTTATATAAATGAAATTCTTGTGGCTCTATAACTATTTTAAAATCTACGCCATACTTTAAAAACATATCTGCCGTATAACAAACATCGTGTCTGCCTTTAGAAATTATATAAATTGGATATTTAGGTTTCATTTGGCATAAAGACTATGGAACTTGGGTCCTCAAAATCTCTTACAGGCCACCAAATGCTAGTAGTTTTTTTAAAATTCTTTAAACCTTTATCTGCACCAATAATTCCTAATAATTCTTCTTTATCTTCTTTATTATCAAATCTAACTACTAGTTTATATTCGTCATCAGTATTATAAGTTTCCCAATCTGTCATACCAATCCACTCTTTATCAACATCATTTTCATTTCTCTGGTCTGGTGGTCTAGAAGTAAAAGCTAATGCACTTAATTGGTCTGTATTAAATCCAGTTCCACTTAAATTATTATCTATTTCTAATATTTCTGTTAAGAGTTTAGTTAAAGCCTCATCATCAACTTGTGCTAGATTATTTATTTCATTATCACTAGTTAAAACTTTTAATGCTTTTACAGAGTTGCTTTCTATATCCAATTTAATAACTGGAACTCTAGTTTTCCCCATTTTTTTAACTGCTTGAACTACGCCGTGTCCAGCTAAAATTACATTATCTTTAGCTACTACTACATTTCTATAAAAGCCGTGTGTATTAATACTATTTATAATATGGTCTAGCTGGTCGTCTGGGTGGTTTTGATAATTCTTTGGGTGTGGTTTTAAATCAGATACTTCCATACGAATTGTTTTAAATGGATTTTTATTATCATCTATTAAATCATTAAGTTCTGCTTGGCTAAATCCAGTAACTTCCAATTCAAATTCGTTTAGGCTTTTTAGAGTTTCCAAAAGTATATCATCATCAAATTCTGATAAATCGTGTGTTCTGTTATCTGCTATAGCAAATGCTTTTATTTTTTCTTTAGACCAATCAGCTGGAATTTCTACACAATCTAACTCTTTCCAACCTAGAAAAATACCAGCTTTTAATGTTCCATTACCAGCTATAACTACATTATTTTTATCGATAACTATAGGTTTTCTTTGTCCAAAATTTGCTAGGCTATCTGCTATTGCTTTTATAGACTTATCGTCGTGTTTTCTAACATTGTCCTTATCAAGTATTAAATCTGCAATAGCTATTTTTTTAGTGTTCATAGCTAAAAGTATAACAGATATGTGATAAAATCTAAGTGGATTATAATTTCTTCATTTTAATCCCCCTGTAAAACAAAAGGCCTCTAGCAATAGAGGCTTTTTGTTAATTTAGGTAAATTTATATTTCTCTATAATCTAATGCCCATTCGTAATAGTATGCCTTGTGTTTTCTAGTAAAATTGCCACAATCACAAACCAAAGTTTCTATTGGATAGTGTTGCTTGGTTTTAAATTCAAACACCCAGCGTCTATAAATATCATTTTCAAAGCTACAAAGCAAAGCACCAGACTTTAGTTTATCTAGTGCTATTTGCTTTTCGCCAGTAAATTCTTCTAATAATGGTTTTTTATATCCTATAATCATTATTTTTCTCCATTTCTTTTTTTAGTACAATTCATATATTCTAATTCTGTATTACCTAACACAGAACTTGGTAACCAATCATAAAGAATATCAAATAATTTTTGATTATCAGAAACAACTTTATGAATATTACTATCTAAATCAACAATACAATCATATATTATTCCTGTTTCAAGTCCTGAACTTCTTTTTTTATCTGGTTTATGAAAATCTTTACAATTAGTATTGTGTACTGTGATTGTGCAATCCCCATGCCATAAAAGTCCTAATTTCATTTTTTCCCCCATTTCTTTTTTTAATTGTGTTTCCATAAGTCATACTTTAACCACAGATTTATATATATGTACAACATTTTTATTAAATTTATAACAAATATTTTAGTTAGTTAATAGTTAATGGCTTTTATGCAGTATTTTTATCTAGCGTTCTGTAGCGTTCTAATAGCGTAAATTGTATGTTAGTGTGTAATTACTTAACTATTAGCTAGAAAACGCTTAAAAGCACCTTATTTACGCAGTTAGCTAGGTATATCCCAACATTTTTTACTTGCGTTCCAATGATGTTTTCCGTCATTATAAAATAACCAACTAGCAACAAATGTACTAGTTACTACATCTTTACGACTGTTTTTAATATTTAGTTTAGGTTTTAACCAATTCCAAGTTCGGTCATTAAATTGCCATAAACCAACATCTTTGGAATTATCTTTATTTACATTAATTGCTTTTGAATTTCCTGTGCTTTCACAATAAGTTATTCTTAAAGCTAGTTCTAAATCTTCCTTTTTAAAATAATCTTTGAATAAATCTACATAATCAGACATAAATATAATTATTTCGTTTCGTCCTTTACACTCTTGATAAGTGTTTATTAGCTCTGGTGTTAATGGGGACAGCAAAGCACAACTAAGTAATAATCCAGCTATCAAATAACCTACTTAATTGTTGTTTCTGGCTTAACTAAGTCATCTATTCTGGTTATGCCAATTTTTAAATCAACATAAGACCAATTTCCGTCCTCGTTATAGATTGCCTTAGCTCTTAAGCCGTCATTTTCTATACCAACTAATGTTTTAGCCATAAGTACCTGTTCTTATTTTAATCTTAAATTAGTACAAAATCAATCATAAAAGTTCTAAATTTGCCCAACCTTTAGAATTTATGGTAAATGTTAATACGCCTGGGTGGCTCCATAATCCAGTTCGTTCAGTAAAATCTATAGATTTATCTAGGCTGGGTGCTTGAAACCAAGTCCTATCGCCTTGTTGTTTTCCTCTGTAGTGATGATAATGTCCAGTAATTAGTATTTCTGCCTCTCCAGCTGGTAACCAACCATACATCTGTCCTTTCCACCAGCTTTCAATTTTATTCTCTGGATTTCCACCAGTACCACCAGTCATATGTCCGTGTGTCCAAGCTACTTTTTTCTCTTTAATAGTTAAAACTTGATGAAATCCGTCTGGTATTTCTACTTTTACTTTTTTATATCGTTCTGGATTTGCGTTCATAATTTCTTGACATATCTGTAGGTGCATAGTATCAGAGTTGTCTAGTCGGCTAGTAAATACTTGTCCTTTAGAACTTCTAGCCATTTCTCCGTGATTGCCCGGTATTCCAGCTAAAACTAGCTTGTCTGCTAGTGGTAAAAATGTATCTATGGTTTTCATAATCATAGACCTAGCAAGTGCATACTGTTCAATTAAAGTAAGTTCTACATTAAAAGGCTGACTATCATAAAAAGCGTTTGTGCAATTTTCAGTTAAATCTCCAAGTCCAACCATATAAATTTCATCTATGGCTATGCCAAGTTTTCTTAAATCCTTAATCCTATTAACTGCGTCCTGTAAAGCTATGTCGTAGCGTTTTATGGTATTTTCTACACCATAATCTTTTTTTCCTAATTGCCAATCAGCCATAAAAAACATAAATGCAGTATCACCACCATAAGTCTTAGTTTTAAGTGGTAATTTTTTTCTAGTATGTCTAAGTAATTCTTTAAAATATTTATCGTGAGCTGGATTTTTCTTTTTAACTAGTCCTTTAAAAGCATAAAAAGTTTCTACCTTACCACCTTTAAGTTGCACATTCCAGCTAGAAGTTCTAACAGTTCCTACAATTTCATATTCTGCTGGATTATATCCCCAGCTATTTAAAATTTCATTGTATTTACTAGAATAATTAGGGTCTGTATCAACATAAGTTATCTCGCCTAATCCAGTTTGTTCGTTAATTTCTAATCCTGGTTGCCAACCAGATTTGTAGAAATTATTTCCCCACTCTTTAGGTGTATTCGTCATTAATTTAAGTCTAATATACTTTTTTATTATATTGTTTTAATTTATGGTTAAAATACAACTCGGAAAGGAAACATAAATGGCGTTTAAAGGTAATCCTGAAAACCTACCTAAACCAGAAGATGTTAAAAGATGTGCTTTTGGTGGTAGCAATAATAGTAAAGCTAAAGGTGGTTGTGGAAAAAATGTTGTTAAAACTGGTCGTATGGTTAGAAGTAAGCAGTTTGGCTCTACTTGGCATATATGGCATTATTTTGACTACTGTAAAGAACATATTGACCTTGATACTAGCGAATACGCAAATAGCGTATTACCTACATTAGAAGTCTAATAATAGGAAATACAGTATAGACAACATACGCTACCAGCGTTTTTAAGCGTGTGTTGTTTGAAAGTCGTATAATCCATTACGCAAATCTGCGTTCGCTTATAGCGTGGATTTTAGAAAAAATATTATAAAATTTATAACATTATCTTAATCTGTGGTTAAATTATTAATTATGGAAACAAACAAAAACGAACTAGAAATGGAGGCCAAAATGGCAACTAAAACACTAACACAAACATATGTTTCATTAAGAAACATCAACGAAGTTGGAGAATGTTTTTCCGACTTACTAATAAATGCAGAAGAAGAAATGGGTAGTATGGATAACGCAACTATCGGCAACATTGTTGATTTTGTTACAACTAATGCTAACAAAACTTGTAACCACGGTTGTGTAGCTACCTTACTTCCAAAAGATGAGGAAGTTACTTTTGACATTAGAATAATTAAAAGATATAACAATGAGGGTAGTTCATCAGATATTACAAATCTAGGAACTGTAACTTGGACAAACCAAGTTGTTACAGGAAGTGACTTAAACAATGAATAAGGAACTAACAATCGCTTTACACAGATACTGGGCTCACGGCCTAGTATCTGTTGATGATAAAGTAACTGGTAAAAATACTAGCTTTTATGGTGGTAAAACAATCACTAAAGAATATACAATTGGCGAACTATCAAATCACATTAGGCGACAACCAGAACAAGTTGTTTCAGGTGCTATTGAGGTTTTAGCTAGATTAATTGTAGAAAATAATAGAGAAATAGACTTAGTTTATTGGACAAATGTAGCAAATGCTTTACTTGGTAAAGAAAATGCTACTGCTGAAACTGGCTTAACTCTATAAATCTAAATTGCCTCTGTGTAAAAGCAGAGGCTTTTTAGTATCTACATTAAGACATTTAATAAAGTTGCTATTGAAATTCCTGCTATTATCCAACCATATATTTCTGCTCTAGTTGGTCTTGTGTTTATATCTTTTTGTAGTTCATCTAATTTATTCAATATTTTTTCTATATCTTTCATTACTAAATCTATCATTTCTTTCTGTGTGTAATTACTATCTGGCATTAGTTACCACAGCTATCTTTACAGTTACAAATTGTAATCCAAGTATCGTTTTCATTTTTCTCAGATTGACAATTACAAGGCATTAGTTACTGCCACCTAATCTAATAAGAACTTCGGTTAAAGCCATATTTAATTCTTTTTCTCTTAAAGCTAAATCAACTACATTTTGTTCTAATTTATTTATTTGCACCATATAAACTGCTACTAAAGATTGCAGTTCATTAACAGTTTTAAATAGCCAACTAACTAAAGCTAATAAACCTGCTTGTAATAATTGTCCTGCATTTAGCTTTATGTTCATACACCGTCAAATGTTTGACTAGGTTTATATTGTTCTAAGGCGTGTTGTATCACAGTAATAAATCCAGATAAAAATGAAACTGCTAATAATTGTATTAAATCAGCGTCAATTATTCCAGATGAATTAGCTAGATATAGGGATATAGCAGATTGTAAACCAGTTCTAAAAGCTTTTGACAACATAAACTTCCAGTAAAGTTTCCAATTCTTTTTAGCCATTATTCTTCCTCGTTCTTTCCAAATTGTCTTTTATTAAAATATTTGCATTTATTATTAAGGCATTTAAAAGTGCCTTTTAATAAAATTAAGGTGTGTTTACAGTTAGGACATTCCACTTTCAAATTTCTCCTAAATTAAACTACAAAATCTCTTTTCCGTCAATTTTAGCACCTATCATATTCAGCTGCCCATTAATCTCAGATAATTTTTCCCAAACTTCTTTAGCATTTATGTAATCAGTACCAGCATAATTATCAGCAGTAATATTTAATCCACTTTTTAAACTTGCTAAATCAATTATTTCTATTTCAACTTTTTCATTATTTAATAAAGCAGTTGCTATTTTTGGATATATGCGTGAATATGCTTGTGTAGATTTTCCAATAAAGCCGTCTTTTAATAAAACATTATTTTCTTGACTATCTCCAACTAATATACAACCAGCAGTATGTTCATCTGTATTTCCACAATGGATTAATATATACTCAAAATCTGGTACATTTTGTAATTCAAGCATACCTTTGTGCATTGATTTAAACCTATCTGCATATTTAGTATGAAAGCCACCAACTTTTCTAAATTTAATTTCATATATTCCAAGTGGTATAGCCGTTTCGCCTTTAACTTTTATTTTTCTTTGTTCGTCCTCTAAGGTATAACAAGCAAATTCATTATCAATATAAAGAATACCGTTAGTAGAATCAGCTTGAGAACTG